GATCTTCCGGTCTCCACTGTTCGCACCTCTCTTCATTGCCACCAAATCAGAAAGAACAGCTCGCCCCTCCCAGCTTTGTTTGAACTGTGAATATTCTTTACGAACCTCGCGGAAAGCATTACTACCACTGTTATCCAAAGAATTATCAATCAATTTTTTAAGTCTAGTCTTAATGCGAATATCACCATCATCTGAGTTACTACCCAAATCATTGATTAGCTTGCGCCATTCTTCAACTTGGTTTACGTTTGGCTCTTGTCCTTTAGGTTTTGGTACCAATCTTCCTTCCACTTCATCAGCAACACCAAGTCGCACTGCTGCGCGTTTTGCATCCCTGTAGATTGCAGTAGTCTCAAGATCAACATTCTCATTAATCAAATCCAATGTAGACTGGCTATCTAGTTGAATACCACGCTCATCAGCTGCCTTGAGATCGTCTTCTGCCCACTTCGGCTCATTGCTAAGATCAACTTTTGTTTGTGCGCCTTCAGACTCGCGGACTGCCTGATATTTTTTGTTTACAGCGGCTCTCTCTACCTTAAACTGAGTTCCAAGAACATCATTTATGCGCTCACCCACTTCGGCTGCATTGGTTGTAGTTGCACCTTTGCTATAAATCATGTCATCAATAGCCGTTCCAAGAGCTTGCTGCTGATTATTTAAATGATCCTGGATGATCTGCCCCGCTTCACCACCTTTGCGCGCTAAATTGTGCATTTCTGCCAAGTCTGTGGGGTTGCGTGATACTTGGGCTGTCGTAGAGGGCACATTGAATTCATTAAACATGGCCTGACGAGTGGTTTCTATTGGCACAGATGCAGCACCCATGCTGCCACCAGCATCGGCAGTACGAAGACCTGTAGCCTCACCAACTTTATTAACGGTGCTCTTAGCTGCCTCAGTCACTACTGCGACTGGCCGTTTTGCTTGCTCTACCACTTGAGCCACGACAGGCTTTGCAGCCTGAGCCACTTCCCTTGCTGCTGTGGTCGCCACTGGCACAGATGCGCGTCCAAGTGTTGCAGCCGACGTGCCGACACCACCACCCAGGACAGGCGGCAATGTATCAAGACCAGTATCTTCAACAAACTCACCCACCGCGTCGACGGCACGTTGTCCGGCTGCTGTGTTTGGTTCATAGGTCAGAGCATTAGAAAATTGAGTTGCGCGATTCACAGCATTCTGTGCGCCTTGTTGTGTGCCAAATGTGCCATCAACAACAGATTCAGCAATACCATGCAAACCGCCTGCAGCCTGACCAATAGCGCCACCAATCATGCCTGTTCCCACGGTCAAAGCGGCTTCACCACCACCGATAATTTTATCCATGGTACTGAGTGGGGCTTGCTGTGGTGGAGCTTTTGGCATTTCAGGTGTAACAATCTGACCATTGGCATCAAAATCAGGGAGGGAGCTTTGGTGATTTGTCGGCTTTGGGAGTTTTACAATATTGTCATTTAAGTCTCTCTCTAGAGCTGCTCGTTGTTGCTTGTTGAGCTTTCCAGAGTAATAAGCATCAGATACATTTTGAGGCAGCATGACTGGCTCTACTGCTTTTTTTTGACCCATTAATTTAGCGCCATTAGGCAGCATGACCTTGCCAGCCTTTACATCTGATTCAAAGGCATTCTTTTGCTCGGCTGTGAGTTTTCCGCTGCGATATGCTTTATAGACATCAGCAATGGTTGGTTGCTTCTGAGCCTCTCGCTTACCCTTAACGCGATCAAATGTGCTGCCACTCATTCCAATATCGCTCCATGTTTTTTTAGGTTGTTTATAACTATCTGGTGCAGAAGGAAGGGAGGCCCAAGTACCACCTGACTTCTTGACTGCTGTGGGAATATCCCCTTTTAAGACATGGGGTAGTGCACCGTTTTGAGCTAATAGTGCGACAGCGGCAATATCTTGGCTTTTGGGTGAAAAGTCTTTCAATCCAAGTTGTTTTGCGAGACCATTCCAAGTTGGTTCTAGGAATTGGTAACGACCTGCGGCACTGGTTTTATTTTTTTTACCATCGGTCTGGGTGAACTCTTTCAGAATACCGGGATGTTTACTTAAATCACTTAAACGCTCGTTACCAAACATTGTGTTGTAACCATGCTTCACGCCTTCAGCCGAAGCGATCACCCCTAGCATTTTTCGAACATTTGGGTTTTTTAGATGTTGTTCAATTTCTTGTCGTGACAGCATTTACTTTTCCTTAGGTGATAAAAAACCTCCCGAAGGAGGTTAGTGTTTAATTGGACAGAATCTTTAAGGCCTGTAATCCCATAACGCGCCATTCTCACCGCAATTTCTTTCAATAGCATTCATCGAGGTTTCTGTGTCGTAAGTGCCTTTTCGCCACTCATTTACAGCAACTTGAATATACGCCCTGCAGTTGGCTGGCAAACCCAATTCACCACCATAAACTGGCTTGCTATTCGAATCTCCTTTAGAGCAGGCGCTTAAGCCTAAAACAATAGACAAGATTAAATATTTCATCATGAGATTTTATTCACTCTTCATTTTATCAAACGATTCTTTTATTTTTAAAGTGGTATCATTGAACTCGGGGTATAAAATCATTAGCTTCATTAAGCTTTCATTGCTTAATAGAGCTGGGGCATCATAGAGCTTGCGAAGCTCCCTCTTATATTCCTTTTCTCTGTTTATTTTATCTATTTGTGCTTGATGTAACTCTCTTTGTTGTCTTGCGTTTTGGACTTGTTGCCCCATTAATACGCCTTGCTGAAACCCCCGAAATGCAGTGTCTGCTGGGTTTGGTGTGTTTATAGTGTAGTCACCTGGCTGAACACAAAAAGCTGAACCACTCACCACACACAAAATAAATATAAGTGTTTTTTTCATAACCCCTCCTTATTTTAAGGAGAGGTTATCACAACTTTAAGGCGAAATATTAAAATAGATCGCCTGCCCAGTGCTTGCCTGCTGACTACGACTTTGTTTATCTTGATTCTTAAGCATTCTCCCTAAATTCTTTTGGTAAAACTCAGGAAATGGAGTGCCTTGCGGAACCCGAACACCTAAAACTTCAATATCCCGCTTACTGGAGCCAAGTTGCCCATTTTGACTTGTCCACTCGGCTACCATTTGCTTATGAATGGCATCAATCTCACTCATCTTAGACATACCGCGCAAGAATGCGGTAATTGTGGTTGAGTCAGCGGTTGCAGGAGGGAAGCCTTTGCGAGCTATTTCAATATCTTTATCAGTTGCTGGCCCGGGTGGTAAAGATTTATTCACCTCACTGCTAATTAACCGATCATACTCTCGCATCATTGCAGTTTGATCATCATTAGACCACCCTGTGGCTTTCCTAAACCCAGACCAGCCAGATGTCCACCAGCCACCAGACTGTCCTTCTTTTTCAAATTTATCAGCCAATCCCCTAAGCTTTTGCGACTGGGTTAATGCTGCTGCTGAATCCATTACTGCATCATTAACAATCTTTTCAGCACCAGGGCTTAACTTAATGTTGCTTTGCCCCAACTCCTCAAACTTTAACTGGGTATTGGTTTCAAGTGTATCGCGATCTAACTGCAAGCGACCACTACGCTCACCAATCTGAGACTTAATATTCTCAATGTTCCATGTTTTCTCCTGTGGCAACCAGTCATTCTCAATTTCTGTCTGTTTTGTATCGGCTTCAATTTGACCAATCTCAGCTTTAACTTTAGGGCCAATCCATTTGGTCTCTTCTTTTGTTTTGTCAGTCTGTGCTTTCTTGAGGTTGATTTCCTCTGGTAGCATCTGGCTTTCACCCAATGCGCCCAACACATCCTTGAATTGTGAAGGTGTAGTTGATGCTAGTGTCAGACCTGAGATTGTTAAAAGCCCGTCAGGATCTGTTTCTGCCATTGCTGCCAGTGTTCGCATTTGATCAGCAGTAGCCTTGTCCCCTGCGTTTTCATAACCCAAAGCTTCAGTTTCAAGAATGGATTTTGCAACGTTTGGCTGCCCACCAGATAAAGCTGCGTAGATGCGTGATGTTGTCTTGAACGTAGCTTGTTGTTTACCAGAATCCAGAACATCATAGCCACGCTTAAAGTCTTCAGCTAAAGCCGGAAACCGCGCCATGATGGTCGCATAGTCTTCATGTGTTTTATTTGGTTTTGATGCAAATGCTGAAAGTTCTTCCTGCATTTGCTGCTTTTGAATAGCTTCGCGTTCAGCTTGCTCTTTAGCTTGCATAAACTGCCCGATTTGCATGCCTTGAGTAAGGCCGGTCATGGCAGTCTGGATAGGGTTTTGCACATCAAGCATATAATTAATTGGCTGTACCATAATTAAAACATCCCCATCATTTTCATTCCGCCAACCTGACCAATCGCACCAGTTAGGCCATTCCACATGTTTGCGCTAGCTTGGCCACTTGCCAAGGCTGCACCAGCTTGAGCCGCACCGGACTGCTGGTAAAGGTTTGAAATATTGCTTGCAGCTTGCATACCTGCGTTACCGGTTCCGGCTGCTGCGTTTTGACCTAGAGAAGTCATGCCCGCTAGGTTTTGATAACGCTGATTGATTAACTGATTCAATAATTGCGGTCTAAATTGAGCTAATGCGGCCTGAGTGTTGCCACCACGCAAACCACCAGTAGCGGATGCGTTTTGCAGAATAGCGTTTTCACCTTGCTGCAAATAGGTTTGCATTTCTGAGCTATTGTTGACATTTCCAATGGCTGCTTGCTGTGCTGCTGTTCCGTTAATACCCAATAAATCCTGCTGACCAGATAAGCCGCTGAGACCAGCATCCGCATAAGGCTTTAAGAGTTTTTGAACTGCATCAAACTGTCGGCGCTGTTCCTCAACCCCCATTTCAGATGATTGGATCTGAGCATTGGCTGCTGAGTTCGCTGCTTTTTTTTGTGCACGGCTGGACATTACACCGCCCACAACCGCACTACCAACTACCGCTGCTGCAACTGGCATAAGTATTCTCCTTTGGCTAAGCCCACCAATATCTGGTCAAGCAACTCACCGTTTTTCAAGAATGATTCAGTTAAAACACCTTCTTTTTTGAATCCAAGTCGAAGCGCATAAATCAGGGCTTTTTTATTGGTTGAAGGTGTGTAAGAAATTGCTTTTTGATATTTACTAAATAGGTAATCAAGCAGCAATCGCCCTGCCTGAAATGCTTCTTTTCCACGTAGCAACAAACAGGTGTGAATCTCTGCGGTTACTGCATTTTGAGGAACAAGCATAAACAAACCTTTGATTTCTTCATCTTGGTAGATTCCAAGACATTCAAAGGTGTGAGGTAATTGCTGGATTTCATGATTCTTAGATGCATCGTCCGAAATATCATCATTGACTGCAGCATCTAAAATCACGCGGTTTATTACTTTGATGTCATTTAGAGGCTGCAATGTAATCATGTGACCTCTCGCCCTGATGCTCGAATAGTGAGTGAACTAGCAGCACTGGCAATCATGCTAATTGCATCGCCAGAGTCCAGTACATGTCCAACCAACTCAGGGCAAACATAAGTTTCACCCGATGCAACCGATTTATCTTTAATAAGTGCGTTGGCATCACTAACCGCACCACCCGAAGGCACAACATTACAACTGAATGTCACGGCTGCTGCTGTCGTATTGGTGACCGTAACCTTATCAATCATGGTTTTAGCATTGGCGGCAATATATTGATTTGTTTGTGCTGCTTCTAATTGTTTAGAAGGAATAATACATTTAACTTTGACAGCCATTAAACTATCTCCAATGTTGAGATTTCATGGTGGTGAATATGGGTAGGCTCGATATGATCGGTTGTGACATGCTCATAACGCGGTGTTAATTCGTCATGTTGGCAGTTGCACTGATGCACTGGCTCCATTGCTTTGACTTCTGCTAAAGCTTCTATCGCTTGAATCAAAGCGATTGCTAATGCGGCCTGAGTGGCTGCACTCTCGACCTGAAATTGAATTTCGTCTAGGCTTCCATCTTGTCGATTGAACTCACTCGGTATAACTTCAAAAACCTGCTCAAAGGCTTTAAGTGTTCTCGGGTCTTTAAAGATCTTGGCGAGTTCTTCACGGCTTGGTTTTTTAGGTCTAACTAGCATTTAAACCCCCAGTGGCTCTATTTTTGCCTCTAGTCTTGCAACTGATAAGCGTGCTGCTGATGTGCCTGTAAATCGCTGTATGCGCCAGTTTTGCATATAACCTTGCTGGAACCACACAAGGCGCTTTGTGCGCTCTCCACGCTTACCCACACCAATAAACTTAGGCATGGACCACTCAATACCATCTACTGAGTATTGTGTGTAGATTCTGGATTCTTTATTGAAAGCATTGCGACCAGTTAAAGCCACCAATTCGAGTTGATGGAAGATGGCGCCGGTAGAATTGTTATAGACAATCGCTGTACCAAACTGCCATTCAATTTCATCACCCCAATGCTCGCCCGATTCATCTGTAAGAACACCTAGTTTTGGCTCTGAAGTGTGACCTACAAACCACTGGTTATGCGCATAGGTCATATTTCTGGCTGTGTAGCCATTGCCGCTATTTAAAATGAACCATGTGGATTGCTCGGTAGCTTGTGAGGCTGTGGCATCATAAACCAGTGTTTGATCTGGTAAATGAATATAAAGCCATGAATGACCCTCAATCTGACGCGACTCTAACTGTGAATTCGTGAGCTGAGATTCTGTATAACCAGAAAGAATCTGCTCTATTTCACGCGTTGCAATCTTTTGGGTTGATCCAGCCGCTGCAATATAAATACTAACTGCTTCATTCCGACCACCGCCCAGCATGGCAATTGCATCCATGTAGACACAGCATGCTTTTCTGCTGATCGCGCCTTTCATAACCTGAGCACCATCAATACGCTGGAATGGGAAGAACTCACCACCAACGTTATCAAACACTTCAATGGTATGGCGGTTCAGCACATATACTTCATTTCGAAGCTTAATTAAGCCAACAATAGGATCAGGGTCAACTTCGGAAGAACCGTATTTTAATGGGTTTACTTCAAATGGATTGTTCAATT